GTTTGTGTTACGTTATTGTAACAGACTAAGCGGCAAATTTGCGCCGCTCAGTTTCGCTTATTAAAAGCTCATCAGTGTTACTTAATATTAATTATATTAGCCTTGTTATTAATAGACAAATAAACCGCTTCTTGTTTGGAAAGTTTGCCGTATTTCTTAACTAAGTTTTTTAAAAACAATCTATTTTTAGAATTATTTTTAAAGGCTGTTTGTATTATCTTAACTGGCTCAGCGTATAATTTGCCATTGTCATTAATCCATGAGCCGGCGCCGTCATATGCTGTACAGCCGCCAAACTGTGTGCATAACTCTTTTTGAATTAACAACGGCGCTTTTAACTTAACGCCGTCATTGTCATTTATTGGGAAGTTAATTTGTGCAATATCCATTTAAATCCATCCTTCCTGAGCCGCTTCTCTAAGCATCTCAATTTTTTTAATTTTGTCCTTCTCTTTAGCATAGTTTGCTAAAAAAGTCGCTTTGTTAACACTGTCTTTAAACTTATCCGCTTGATGCTGTGTTAATATAGCTTTTATAGCTTTTATTTGTTTTACCATGTTATAACCTCAGTTTGTTTGTTTCGCTGTTACTGACAGCTCATCAGCCATATTGATAATATGAGACAAACAAAATAAGCCAACCTACAACGCTTGCGGCGCTCGCCTTTGGCTCGAGAGGGTTTTCCATATGCTTTAAAGACAACTAGCCCAGATATACTCTAAAAAGAGTATCACCGCATATGGCTCTATATTTTTTTATGGTTTAAAGTTTTAAAAAATAAACAAAAAATAAACTTAACCGTTTAATATCATAAGCAATAGCAAACACCAATGTTATTATTGCATAACAGCTATGCATGATATGCATAACTAGAATAAGAAAAAAACAGACATAACTATTAATTAGTTACTACTGTCTATTGTCTATAATAAGTATATACAATGTATGAGTACATACCAAAGTAAACCTAAGTATAGACCCTAAGTATAGACCCTAAGTATAGACCCTAAGTATACCCAGTGTATATATACTCATTAATATATATACACATAGTATACTGTTTAATCTTTTGTTTTATCTTATATGGGAACCTTAATATATGTTGTGTGTGTGCTTCTATATATAGTGTGCTATGTGTGTGCTATGTGTATGTTATGTGTATGCTATGTGTGAACTAAAAAAACAGACGAGCTCAAAGGCACGCGGATATATTTTGTATGACTTTGGTTTTACTTTGGGGCTCACCTGTGTATATACCTTGTAATCCTTGTTATTGATTGCCTACGGGGCATGCTTTACGCCTCGCTGTGTGTATACCCTACGGGGAAACTGGGGTGCCGCTACTGTGATATACCCCTTCATATTTTTTTGTGAAATATTCTGGGTATTACATTCGTTCAGCTAAATAACTAGCTTCGGTTTCTCTTCTAGTCTTAAAATCGTCTCCGAAGTTATTTAACTCTTTAGTAACATCTTGCCACCTATCTTCAACTACTGCTTGTAAAAACTTAGGTGTTCTACTAAGGGAACCATATTGATACCCTACAGACATTACAACCGTCTGTTGTGCGGCTGTTAAGTCTTTAAAATCTTTACCATTAGATGCTTTATTGTACTGTTTAGCTATATCATTAGCATAAAATGACTTAGATAACCTGTTAATCTCATTAGTATCTATATCATCTAGTACTAAATTCTTAGCAAAACCTTTAGCTTTTGAACCTGTTAGACCTAAATATGGCTCTAATTTACCTATTAAAATATCATTAAAACCCATTCTTTTAAGGTTATCTACTGTTTTATCTTTTAAATCAAACCCAGTAGCTATAGTTACACCACTATTTTTAGTAGGCTGATAACCTTGATGGTGGTTTTTACCTTCTAATCCTGAGATAAAATCCCAGTCTATCTTATATGTTTTATCCATATTATATAAATCTATCCTCTTTTGGTTCTTTTCCAATGGCGCTTTCCATGAAACGTTCAAGCTCTTGGTCAAGCAAGTCTTCTTTGTGTTGGTTATAAGACAGGATTTGGTCTCTGTCCATACGCTGTACCCAATAGTTAGCAGCAATAGCAAGCGCATCAATTTGGTCATCATGTCTTAATGCTCCTTTGTCTCTAGTTATCCTAGTCATCTGTCTAAATAACTGATGGTCAGGCTCTAGTTTAAAGTCTTCTTTTATAATTAAATCATCAACAACTAGCCTATGACTATTCATAATAGGCTCTAAAGTATCAATAATACGCTTTTCTTTCTGTATATTATGTCTTACTTCTTCTATTTCACATGGGTGTATTCTAGCCATAACAGGTTTTAAGAGCTGTGTAGCCATCCCATCACCAAAGTTACTCTCAATTACCACATAGTTAACATCTTGTTCTCTAGCAATATGAGATAATCTAGCAAGAGTATCTTCACTATAACCACCATCTAAAGAACCTATGGCGGTCAAATAAAGCACTCCATGAAGCATTTTAAGCACCGCATACGCTGTTTTGTCTTCCCCCCGACCAGAAGGGTCAATTGACATAACAGACCCCTCAAAAGGCGTAAACTCAGGGCTTGTGTGCATGGGTGCTACGTAATAGTCACCTTTTAAACCTACATTTGGTATATCAGGGTCTATGCCTTTTATCTGTTCTGTACCAGAAGCCCACTGTATTTTAGCCGGTGCTTCCTTCCAAGTTGAACAACCTGATAATACAATTAAATCGTTTAATTTTAAAGGGTATCTATTAGCGTCAGACATTGTAGTGTCCAACATAAACTGTAAGTTAAACCCAGAACGACCATAAGATGACAAACGTTCTAATAAGTCAACATCATCAAATCTTTTAGGGTCTGTAGGTTTACCTTCTTTATCTGTTACTTCAGATATTATTGAAGCTATTTTATGTCCGTAGCTAATTAACTGAGCTTTGCTAGGATATAAAGCAGTCCATATTTTAGTTTTATAACCACGTTCTTCTAAATCATTATACAATGACATTTCAGTCTGTGGTGTACCCAAAAATATAATTCTTCCTACATTAGGTTTAATAATCGCATCAAATTCTTTTACTGTTTCACCTAATCTGTCTCTCATTAATTGTGTCTGAGAGTTGTTAGCACTTTCTACGTCATCAGCAATAATTAAATCTGCACGTGAACCTGTAAGTTGACCTGTGATACCCATAGACTTAACTGAAGGTGCGTGTGATGCTGTAGCCGGAGCCACATCAAAACTAACCTTAGAATGTCTTTGGTTATCTCTAGGCTGTAAATGCTGTAATATTGGCATTTCAGCTATCAATCTTTGTGTAAATGTACTGAAATCATCAGCCCTGCTTTTAGATGCAGATACCACAAGTATATTACGTTGTGGATTTAACAATAATTGATGACATACAAATGCCGAAGTAATCCAAGATTTACCTACACCTCTAAATGCTTCTATAACCAATCTTTTGTCTTCAGATTGTAGATAGTCAGCTATATCATATTGTATTGGTGTTGGTTCTGGAAGATTTAAATGCTTCCAACAAAGATATAAGAAGTTTTTAAAGTTTTTAATTCTTTTATCCATCTATATCAAAAGGTATATCTTCTAAAATATTTTCAGGTTTCTTTTGTAATGCATCAGAACTATATGTCTTACATACTTCTAAACATACTTTCATTTCTGAAGCAGTTAGTTCTTGTCCTGATTTTAATTTTGTATATGCGTGTTTAACCAATAACTGAGGTAATTCATTAAGAATTTTATCTAAATTATTGGGGTCTTCCTTGTCCTCTATATTTTTTAAAGGTACTGCTTTTATTTGGTCGTTTGACATGTATTCCTTTTCTCTTCTTAGGTTTCTCTCTAGGTTCAAAATGTAAAAATTTTTGTTTAGCCATAATTAATTATTTATAAGTTGTTCCATATGATAATAAATTCTACCAATTTGTTTATCAACTGACATAATTTCTTCAGTTAACATACCTATGTGCACTTGTAATTCCACAATAGTCATTAATACATAAGTTGATAAACCAAGTAAAATTGTACCTAACAAACCTATTAACATTGTATTGTGTTTTTTCTTCATAATTATTTTTTAACTAGTGAACCACCAAAGTATAAACCAATAATAGCTGATACTAAGTTTGTATCTAAAGGTGTTATCACTAAACTATTAGAGGATAGTGTTACCCATTTCATTATTTCTTTTTCAGGTATAAATAAAAATGCAGGTTTAAATTCTAAATAACCTACAATTACACTCATATCAGGCTGTAGTATTGGCATTAATTTTGGTAATAATACAATTGCAAAAACCGCAGTTAACGCTATAATTCTTCTAGTCCATTGAAAACCTACGTTCTCATATTCTCTAGCTTCTTTAAATGCTTCTGTTTGTACTTGTGCTCTTTGTATAAGTAATTTTTGTTCAGCTTGTTTTGCTTTTATACTTTGTGACCATATACTCATTACTCCACCAAGTATAGTAGAACCTAACATTGTTATCATTTCAAATGGCATTATACATCCTCTGGTATTGCAACACATTGCATTTGTATAGCAATCTGTCTGTTTCTAAATTCTTCATCTATAAATAAACCAATTTGTGTAACTGTGTTTATACAATCAGGTTCATTATAAAATTTTTGTAAAGGTATATCTCCTATAAGGCATAAATCTTGTCCATTAACAGCCATTACGCATATTAATGCAACTATTTTAAACATATTATACCCTCTTTCCTTTGTTAATACCCTTTTTAATTATATATCTTTGGGTACCACCGGCACCAATGTTTACTTCTTTTTTTAAACTTTTAAATAATTCAGTTTCTTTTTTCTTTTGTTGTATTTCTTGACTGTGTTTTTCTAATAATTTTGTGTCTCTCATAACCATTAATTCCTAGTTTTTTATCTATCCATTCAAAAACATTATCTATTGTTCCAAACATAGAATAAAAAAACTTATCTATCATCCTTTAAATTGGAATATACCAATGATAGTTGCTATGATAGTAGCTAAAAAGACAAGTAAGCTAACAGCTCCTTTGCCTTTAGATACATCTTGTCTTAATTGTTTAACTTCGTTATTTAATTCTTTAATACTTTCATCTAATTTTTTCATACGTTCAGCACAAAGTTTCTCATGTGAGGATAGTCTTATTCCTACACTTTCTTGAACATAACTTTTAGCTGACTTTTTTGCCGGCATTAGTTAGTTCCTTTTTCCACCTTTTTGTACCAACATGTACATTTTTTGTTGTGAAATATTTTACAAATAAGTTTTTTAATTGTTTTCATATTTATTACTCCGGTTT